GTCATTTTATCCTTCCCACTTTTGGCAGTTAGCCATGAGTTGCCCGAATCTTCCTTCTGCTATGAGCGTGGAAGCTTCTTTTTTACTGTATGTAGTTCTAGTTATATAAACTTGTTCTACTCCAGTAGTTTTTGAGGTGGCTTGTATTATAATTTTGTAGCGTCCCCCACCTCTGTGGATGCCCTCTAAGGAGTGAACCCCCCTAGAGTTTTCTGTTATCTGTGTGTTCTTCATATAAGAATAATAAACATACTTTGCCCGATATCTAAAGAACCATTTTTAGATTTCTGTTTTTAGATTTGCATTGTATATAAAAATGTAGTATGCGCGTCTTAGGCGCGTCTTAGGCGCAGAATTTTCGGATTGAAATTTTGTCAAATTAAAAATAAAAAAATTTGTAAAAAGACTTGACAATTTCGACCCAGGTAAACCTCGCGCTGCTCGGCTGCAAAGCAGCCTGGGTGACACTTGTAAAAGAGCAATCTGAATCGCACCGTCCACAGAGTGGACGGCCCGCCAGGCTCCCTGCGCGGGTCAATTTTGGATATCACAAACGGGAGACTATGTGAATTATTTTTCACAATCTCCCGTCTTTGTGAATTCTAATCAGCCGTAGTTAAGCACTTCTGACTTAATCTCAGCGTCTAAAGTTTTATAATCTAGTAAGACCTTGAAATAATATTTACTCAATAAACTTACTGATTGGTTATTAATCTGTCTCCATTCGGTAGATAGCATTCTTTCTTTTTCTAAAGTATCTAATAATCTTTTTCTTCTATCTGACTTCTGAAGATAGCTTTCACCTTTGTAATGACCAAACTTAGCAACCTTATCAGTTATGTTTATATGACACCCGTTACAATCATGAGATGATTTAAAACCTGTTAAGTTTAAAAATTCATCTCCTTGTATCTCACTTCTTGCCGAAGTAATGATGTCTTTGCTACCTCTATTTTTATTCATGTGTCTAACCTCCTCTAACGAGACCTATACAGTCTCGTTAGTTTTTTGGGATACTCTCATAAATGGTGCATACATTTGCATATTGAAATAATCTAATACTTCGTCTTTGCTAAATGTAGATTTAGTTATATAGTTTTGTTCAGTGCTGAAGTCTGTACTCCATGCTTTGACCAATACTCTATATCTTCCTCTACCTTTATGAATTGCAACCATTGTTTCAACTCGTCTTGAGTTAGTCTTAGGGTCTAAGTCTACTCTCATTTTCATCTCCTCGTGTATCGGTCTCCCGTGTGGAAACCTTCTATAAGTAGATTAATATTATTCTTCTTATAAATCACATCTAAAAATATAAATCAAAAAAGGTCCTTGACAAACTCTTGAAAATGTGTATCAAATTTCTTCCCGTTCAAAAAAAAATTTGGAAATAAACTTGACAAAATCGACCGGCAAGCTCGCAAGCTCGTGGCTGACGCCACCGGTCACGATTGGATAATGAGAATAATTGGATTAAACTGGGATGTGAAGTCCATATGTGTGTGGCACTTGGATAACAGAAAAGCCCCTCGGGGAAACTAAGGGGCTTTCTGCTTGGTATTATTTCCAGCTCTTGTAGAGCTCTGTCTTCTGATTGGATATAGTGTAGATTGTTTCAGTTAATCTATTAAGCTGTACTTCTACTTCTCTAGCTGTTCTATCATCAATGTGATGATTATAGAATGCGTTCTTAAATCTTTTTACCGCATACTCTACAGCTTTTTGTTCTCCTTGTATTTCTAATGTCATTTTTATTCTTCTCCTTTTACTAGTGCTATTGATTTACAAAATGTTCTATATGATTTAATAACCCAGAGTGGCGAGAGCTTTCCACCTAAGAAAAACCCTACAACCACAATAGTTAATATAAGAGCTTGAAGGAGTTCCATTATGAAACTCCTTGCACAGCGTCACGATAGTGGCGAATACAATCTAAGAATTTTTCCATAGACTTTACAGAATTATTCTTAATGTAATTGTATGCTTGGTCTCCAACCATGTAGAATTTAGTAATATTCAATCTGTCTCCAGTTGAATAAACTACAACGCTATCTACTCCAGTTTGAATGTACCAGTTCGCACCGTCAAAGTAGAGCAACCCGTCATTGTTTAGGTAGTGCTCAGATAGAGCTGACAACGCTTCACTATTATTCATTAATTTCATTTCTTCTCCTTTGTTTGTGTTTAACATAAGTTAATTATATTCGGACTAAATTCGTTTTGTAATAAATAAAAAAATATTTTTTGAAATCAAGTTGCAAATTTTGACCCGAGTAAAATGAACGGCTTGGATAGCCGCTCGGGTGAGACTTGGATAACACAAAGGGGAGGGGCGGGTAAATTATCACAAAAGTGTTTAAATATTAATTATTAAGCACCTCGCACAAATTTTAATGAAAATCAATGTAATGTGACATTGCATGGTATCATTTGACTATGGATATAGATTATAAGAAACAACTGCCCGCTGGGGAACCGGTCGATATGGCCAAACCAGTCTCTGAAGTTCCTTTACCAGCCTCCGGGGGCCGTCCTACCAAATTTAACCAAGAAACAGTAGATGACCTAGTTAAATGGCTTAAATTAGGCTTCTATCAAGAGGATGCAGCTACTATGGCAGGGATTTCTCCTGCTACTTACTATAAGTGGATGAAAGCCGCGGAAGACGGAGATGAGAGGTTTTTAGAGTTTTCAGAGGTAGTAAAAAAGGCTCGTGCCGAGTCAGAAGGCGCTCATATCATGAATATTCGTAGAGCGGCGGATAATGGTGTGTGGCAGGCCTCAGCGTGGTTCTTGGAGCGTTCACATCCGAAGAAGTGGGGTAAAAAGAATCCAGACCTTGTAGATGAGAATGATGATGGTCCGATTACCTTTGTAGTGAAATATGCGGATGGTTAAGCTTCCCCCACAAAATTAATGAAAATTGAATGTTGGGTCACATGTCATTCAAAATTGACAAAATTGTTTGGACCTATCCCCTACCCTATCTAAAATATAAAAATTTTTTTCAAGACCCCGATTTTATTAAGGTTTCCTTAACAGGTACCGGTGGGAGAGTACGGCCGCGCCACCCCGGAGGGTTTCCCCCTGGAGGGTTTTAGCTTATTTGGTATTACTACTGCTTATATTGGCTCTATAAGGCTAGTAAGAGATATTTATAGCGAAGGTTTTTGTTCTTGTATGGTTAGCAGAGTTCGCCTTCACAGCAAGTTATTGCTTTTTGACCATATGCTGGACATTTGTAGTTGTAGCAGTAAAAACCGAAGGAGCCAGTTAGACCGACTCCTTCTTCCTTATTAAGAGAATAGTTACTCAAGACAATTGATTATCTGAATAATTAATATCAGTATATCATGGGTACTGCAAAATTTTCATAAAAAAACAAAAAAGCCGGAGGTGGTTGGACCCCCGACTCCTTTGCACATTACATGAGGAGCTTCCTAATATCAGAATTAGGATTCGCTTTAATAATTATATCATCGCGAAAACTTTCGCAATTTTAAAATACATAACTTTTTCTTTGTATTAAATTTATTTTCACATACATACAGAGGAGCACGCTTTTAGAACGACTCTGTAGATTAAACAAATACCAATGTGGAATAGCGTGACCATAATCGTCCGTCAAAGGGACATCACTCGGCATATATTAAATTTTGGTTGGGCGGGGCCGCACAGGGTTAGCTGTACCTATAAAAACAAATAGGTTGGTTGGGGCCAAATAAAAATAATTTTAGAGGTTGGGTGCTAATATAAAAAAACTATGGTTTTAGATTACATAATTTATGGAATGCACTTCAAGATACAAAATAATCAAATCCTTAGAATAGAAAAAAAAGAAGTTGTAGATGTTTGGACTGAAAAAGAAATTAACATTGACCAGATACCAGAAATAATTATGACAAGAATGTTAAACAACTTTCAACTCTATCAAAATATTTTAGTCAAGCTATAATAAACCCTAGCATTATAAAACATAGTGTATGATGGTAGAGTCGGCTCCACTAACCGATATCCTCCCATCACCGGCTAACTCTTCGGGGTTAGCCATATGTAAAAGGAGTTAGATGGCAGGGTATATAGAACGAAAAAGTTCAGACGGTTGGGATGCTGAAAATGAGACTTGGGCAGAATACAAGAAACGCAAATCATCCAAGTCAGCCGGGATGGGCCAAAAGAAAATAAATAAAAGGGAAAACCTTTCCGAAGTTCGTGAACGCGCACTCAAACGAGCTAACTATTCCTGTGAGTGGCCGGAATGTAATTCTAACAAATGGTTAGAGCTAGCTCATTTAACAGCTATCGGAATGGGTGGCAAGAATAACAAAATTGCTGCTGATATGAATAATGTCAGTATTCTATGTAAACATCATCATGATGTGTTTGACGGTAGGCAAAGAGTAGGCCTTAAATTAGCATACACAGAATTACTTCGTGGATATCTAATGCTAAGATGGAATAAGAAAAATGTCTGAATATATTGTAGAATTACCTAGTTTGCATGAGGCACAAAAAGAAGTTGCAAACTCAGATGCTCGTTGGAAAATACTTTGTGCAGGACGAAGGTTTGGTAAAACCAGACTTGGTGTTCAAATGTGTATGGATGTTGCACTACGAGGTGGAAGAGCTTGGTGGGTAGCACCTACATTCTCAATTGCTAGAGTTGGTTGGCGTGATATCGCTGCAAGTGCAAAATCATTTCCTAGAGAAATAGAACCAAATGTATCTTTAGCTAATATGCAAATAGATTTACACTCTGGAGGTTCTATTGCAGTTAGGTCTGCTGATAATCCTCAAAGACTTCGTGGTGAAGGTTTGGACTTTCTTGTTATGGACGAGGCCGCATTCGTAAAACCAGAAGTTTGGCAAGAAGTTCTAAGACCTACACTTACAGAGCGTAAAGGTTCTGCTTTATTTATTTCAACTCCTATAGGAAGAAACAATTGGTTTTATGATTTATGGGAAGCAGCAGAAGAAGGAGATAACTGGCAACGATTTAGATTTGCTACAACTGATAATCCTATGATTGACCCCGAAGAAGTTGAGGCAGCTAGAACAGAAGTAGGCTCTATTGTGTTTGCACAAGAATATCTAGCAGAGTTTGTTGATGCAGGCCAAGGTTTACTAAAACCAGAGTGGATAAATTATTTTAATATTATTCCGGATACTGCTGGACAACTCAAATGTCATGTTGCTGGTTCAGAGTATTATTTAGATACATTACAAAAGTTTGGAATTGTAGATTTAGCAACTACGACAAACAAAGATTCAGATTATACAGTTATAACAAGTTTTGCAATTACACCAGACAATAGATTACTTGTTATTGACATGGTTAGACAAAAATTAGAAGGACCAGACATCATTCCAGCAATAAAACGCGCTATGGATAAAAATAAGCTACAATATGTAGGTATAGAACGCCAAGGTTTTCAAACTGCTATTATCCAGATGGCGCAACGGTCTGGTATTAGAGTTAAAAATCTTAGAACGGACAAAGACAAAGTAACTCGCGCACTCCCATTGTCCGCAAGGATGGAGTCTGGAGATGTATTCTTACTTAGGGATACTCACTGGCTACCAGAAATGGAGAGAGAAATAATGACCTTTCCAGCTGGAGCTCATGATGACATTATCGATACTCTTTCTTATGGTGTTCAAATGTTGCAAGAAAAAAGAAGCTGGAGCGCATATTAATGGCTGAAGATAAGTCAAGGTTTTCTAAAGCGTTAGATTGGTTAAATGCACCAACTGATGCAAGAGTTAGAAGAGAAACCGAACAAAAAGGTTTAATTGTAAACCAAACAGAATATTCATATTTAAATCAAGCAGTATTTGGATATAACACATCATCTGGATACTTTGACCATAAAAAATTAGCTGAAGTTGGTGACGGAACTGGTAATTCAGCTGTAATCGCATGTCTCAATGTTTTAGCAACAGCTTTTGCGGAACCTGGAATTTTCGTTAGTTCTAGAAATTCAGAAGGTGATTATCAAAGAGATATGAACCATCAACTTGCTAGATTAATAAGAAGACCTAATCCTTACATGACTCAACAGTTGCTTGCTAATTACATTGTTACATCTCTTAATGCAGCAGGTGATGCCTTTATTTATAAAAACAGAAACGCTAGAGGACAAGTTGTAGAGCTTGTTCCTTTAATGCCTCACTTAGTTGAAGCTAAAGGTAACGAAAACGAATTAATTACTCATTTTATGTATCAACCACAGGGCGGTGTTCATGGAGAAGATGCAGTAAAAATAGAAAAGAAAGATATGATTCATTTACGCCAAAATGTCGACCCTAACGATATGAGGCGTGGTCTAGCTCCACTTAGAGGCGTTCTAAGAGAGATAGCAGGTGATGAAGCAGCTGGACAATATACAGCAGCTTTATTACACAACATGGCAGTTCCTGGAGTTATTTTATCTCCAAGGGATGATGCAATGGGTGGTCCAACGAGAGAAGAAGCTGAAGCTATTGCAGAAATGTATAAGCAGAAGTTTGGTGGTAAGAACAGAGGTGCTCCTATGGTTTTATCTGGTTCTATGAATGTTGAAATAGTATCGTTCTCTCCAGACCAAATGAAGTTAGCTGAATTGAGAAGAATTCCAGAAGAAAGAGTCTCAGCAGTACTTGGCGTTCCAGCTGTACTTGCCGGTCTCGGAGCTGGATTGGATTCGGCGACATACTCAAATACAAAAGAACTTAGAGAGTTCTTTACAGAGTCAAAAATGGTTCCAATGTGGACAATGGTTGCGCAAGATTTGACTCATCAATTGTTACGACCAGAGTTTGGCGGAGGCGATAATCAATATGTTGAATATGATATCGACAATGTTAGAGCTTTAGCCGTTGACAAAGACAATCTCTATAAACGCATGAATACTGCAGTACAAGGAGGTTGGGTAACAATTGGCGAAGCTAGGAAAGTAGTAGGACTTGAAGCTGATGATAGACACGATGTTTATCTAAGACCACTTAACATGATTCAAGTTACAGAAGATGGTTCTCCACTTCTTAATGACAATCCTACCGAATCTGTACCGGCAAACAATGATGATGAGAATAAATTGACAACTATTGATTTACCACCCGAAGTTGAAAGAGAAGATGAAGTCCTTAGAACACCAACATACTTAAGTGAAGAAAAATATATTGCAGAAATGCCTAATGGTGCTTTCTGTGTTATAAGCCATGAAGATGGAGAAATAATAAAATGCTTTGATACAAGAGCAGAAGCAGAAAACTTTTTAAATAATAAAAAAGAACCAGCTGCTTTGATGAAAGATACTTACACAACTATTGAAGAAGCACAAGAGAGAGCTAAAGAATTAGGTTGCGAAGGTACACACTACATTGAAGTAGACGGAGATAAATTTTATATGGCTTGCGCTACACATCAAGATTATTTAGACGCAGTCTACAAACCTAAAAAAGACGGAGATATAGAAGAACTTAAAGTATCCCTAGAAGA